GAATGTGCTGCTTTAATGTATGATATTAAATACAATGCTTGTAAAGATCAGCATTGTTTTTCAGAATTTGAATATGAAAGAGATTGGTGGAACCAAGCTTATATTGAATTAACCAAAGAAATAAATATATAATATGAAAACAAATGAATTATTAGCTAAATATCCTTTAGCAACAGAAGTGATAAGAAAATCTTATTTTGATAAAATGATAGCATCAGTTGAATCAGCTAAAGATATTCCAGAAGAGTTTAAACAATCATTAATGAATGAAGCCATAACAGATGAAAGGCTTATTATATTTATTGATTCACAACCAAGAACATTGTTTGATGTATTTGATGAACATGATTTATCTATAAATATTATAAGAACTCCTAATAGCACTGAAGAATGGGAATGGGAAATAATGCAAGCACATGCAGAAAATTCTGCTTGTAAGTCTAGAAAAGAAGCAGAGCTTGCTGCTATTGCTGCAGCATTTAAATTGTTACAGGAGAAAATAGCACCTATTGAATTTCCTAATATAGAAGATGAAGCTGCTATCAACGACTAATTATAAAACTTCAAAAGGAGAAAAACTTGGAATCTTAACAGGGATCTTATACTTAGCCCCTGCTAAGATTTCTGGTTATGAAGTGTGTCCTATGAGGAGTGCTGGTTGCACTGCTGCTTGTTTATATACAGCTGGTATGGGAGCATTTTCTAATGTTCAACAAGCTCGTATAAAGAAAACTAAAATGTTCTTTGAGCAAAGAGAAGAGTTCTTCAAATTGCTACACAAAGACATTAAGAGTTTAATAGCTAAAGCTAAGAAAGAAAACTTAACTCCTGCTATTAGACTTAATGGTACATCAGATATTAACTGGGTGAGGTTTAAAATATTTGAACAATACCCTGAAGTACAATTTTATGACTATACAAAGATGCTAAATCATTTAACTAAAGATGTAGCTAATTATCACATTACATTTAGTAAGAATGAATCTAATGATGTAGACTGTAAAATTGCTTTAGAAAGAGGATATAATGTAGCTGTTGTATTTAATACTAAAAAAGGAGTATCTTTACCTCCCTCTTGGAATAACTATCCTGTATATGATGGAGATGATACAGATGTTAGATTTTATGATCCTGACAATCATGTAATAGGTCTTAGAGCTAAAGGAATGGCCAAGAAAGACAACAGTGGATTTGTAATTAATTTAAATAAATAAATATTATGAGAAGTAATGAAGAGTTTAATATAAAATATAAGGAATATATTGATGAAGATCATTATGGAATGGTTATATCTATTCCTGCTGTATTGCATTATGTAGATACAGTGTTTGCTGATCTTATAAAGATTCCAGGGTTTAAATACTCTCAAATCAAAACTAAGTTTGGCTTAGCAAGAGTGTATACAAACCTTGATGAACTTCTTCCATTTGTTGGTAGAATTATTAATCAGGAGCTTGAGGAGAAAATTAATTTTATTCTTAAAGTGGAATACGAGATTGAGAATAGATTATTAACTTTAAACTTAGATAAAGATGGAAATCCTATTCAAGAAGTTTAAAGGAACAGTTATAACCCACCCTAGATATACTGGGGTGGTTTGTGGTTACACAAACAATCATTTTATACTAGCAGTAGAAACTAAAGATGATAAGAACTTCTTTAGGAAACTTGAAAATCCTTTTATACTAGATGAATATAAAGATAGTAAGTATCGATATATCTTTGAGAATGAAAGTGAAATTGAAAAACAAATAAAAAATGCTAAAAGGAAATAAACTATCTTTAGCCACTAAACTGTTAATCTACCAATATAAAGAACAATATCCATGTTTAGATTGTGAAGATATTTCTACAATGTTTTGTATACCAATTGGGTATATAAAACTTTTATTTAAAGAAGAATATTTAATAATTCCTTCCAAGTTGAATAAATAATTAGTATATTAGCAATATGAAATTTATCAATCTTATGACAAATAAAGAGTTTATAGAAGGCGAGGACTATAACTTGCTTAATGGTAGAGTTATATTCTCAGAGAAATATCTTAAAGAAAGAGGAGCATGTTGTGGGAATAAATGTGAATTCTGCCCATACACAGATAATATAAAAGGTAATACAGAGTTAAAAAAATAATTTCTATTTTCTATTTTTGATTGTGATTAATCCCTGAGAGAACCCCCCAATTCTCTTGGGGTTTTTCATCTAATAAAATTAGGAAATAACGAGAATAATTAGTAAATTTATAACACAATAATTAAACCAATTAAAAATGGCAAAACAGAAAAAAGAAGCAAAGCAAGGAATTAGTCTAGTATTAGAAGGACTAGAGAAAAAGTATGGATTAGAGAGACTAGAACCATCAGAACTTACAATTGTTAATACAGGTAGTTTACAGTTAAACCAAGCTATGGGTGTAGGTGGTACAGCTCTAGGTAAGATTGTAGAGATTTTTGGACCAGAGAGTTCAGGAAAATCAACTATTGTTTTACATCAAATAGCAGAGTATCAAAAAGCATTTCCTGATAAGAAAACAGCATTGTTTGATTACGAGCATTCATTTGATAAGAAGTATGCTAGAAACTTAGGAGTTGATGTAGATAACCTACTGATATACCAACCAGAAACTATGGAATCTGGTTATGATATGGTGTTAGCTCTTATAGAGAATAACATTACATCTTGTATTGTAATAGACAGTCAATCTGCTGCTCAACCTAAAGCTGTATTAGAAGGTGATATGGGAGATGCTACAATAGGATTACAAGCTAGAATAAACAGTAAGTTTTGTATGAAAGTAAAAGGCTTGTTAGACACTAACAAATGTACATTGTTTATTATTAGTCAACTACGTGATGCTATTGGTTCTATGGGAGAACCAACTACTACTACAGGTGGTAAAGCTATTAAGTTTTATGCTGATGTAAGATGGAAAGTATGGAAAATGAATGACAAGATTAACGAGCTTAACAAAACAACTGTAGATGTTATTAAGAATAAACTAGCATCCCCATTTGGTCAAGCTAAGTTTGCTATTCAATGGGGGCATGGTATTGATAAACTTAGTGAGATTATTGATTATGCTGTAGACTTTGATTTTGTAAAAAAAGGAGGAGCAGGTTGGTTCACTCTAGATGATGGTACTAAGTTACAAGGAATGGATAAGATGAAAGACCACCTTGAAGAAAACTTTGAAGAGTTATTAGCTTTAGAACAAAGAGTTATAAATAAACTTAATAACGTAGAAGTAGAAGAAATTGAAGTGGTGGAAGCTGAACAAATAAATACTATAGAAGATGAATATTAATGATTATCAATTAAAAGCAGCACGTACATGTGCTAAAATAGATGGAGCAATAATGGATGATTTGCATATGGTGTTAGGTATGCAAACAGAAGCTGCAGAGATTGCTGATGTATACAAGAAAACAATAGCATACAGAAAACCATTAGACTTTGTAAACATCAAAGAAGAAGTTGGAGACCTTATGTGGTATGTAGCTAACTTATGTAATATGAATGGTTGGGATCTTAGAGAAATATTAGACACAAACATTGCTAAGCTAGAAGCTCGTTATCCAGAGAAGTTTACAGAAGAGCAAGCTATTAATAGAGATCTTGGTGCTGAAAGACAAATACTAGAAGGTGCTACAATTACACAGCATATAAATTTTGAAATAGATAAACAATCTATAACATAATGAAATGTAAGACATGTGGAAAGAATAGTCAATCAGATTATTGTTTTATACATAAGCCTAGAAAACCCTTATCATCTGGTAAGGGTTTATCTAAAATGTCAAGTAAACCACACAAAAAACTTGACAAACCAAGTCTAATGAAAGAGTTTTTTATGGACTTCTGGAAAAATAATAAACAACACACTTGTGAGGTTTGTAAGAAACATTTAGGGAATGAACCTCGTACATATATGTTTGATCATGTACTAGAGAAATCAAAATATCCTGAACTAGCTTTTGTAGAAGAAAATATTATGTATCTTTGTCTTGAATGTCATGATGAAAAGACAAGAGGTCATCACTCTGATGTCACAACTAAAAGGATAGAATACTTAAAAGCTAAATATGAAAGAACCTAATAGAACTAGAAAAAGTGATGTTAAATACAATATCACTCTTAACGAAGAACAAAAACAAGCAAAACAACTGATTATAGATAATCAAATAGTTATTGTTACAGGTAGAGCTGGTTCTGGTAAGTCTTTAGTTGGAGCTATTACAGCATTAGATTTTTTAAACACTAAACAGTGTGAGAAAGTATTAGTAGCTAGAAGTGCTATTGAAGTTGGTAAATCACTAGGGTTTCTTCCTGGAGACCTTAAAGAGAAGTTTAATCCCTATATGGAAGCTCTTCTTGAAAATCTCTATAAATGTACAGATAAATTAAAAATAGATGAGTTTGTAAAGAATGGAAAAATACAAGCTCTCCCTATACAGTTTATTAGAGGTAAAACTATAGATGATATTCTTATTGTAGAAGAAGCTCAAAACTTAACTAAAAGAGAAATGGAAGCTATTCTAACTAGACTTGGTACAACAGGTAAAATAGTTATTAATGGCGATAGTTCTCAAAGAGATACAAGTGAGACTTATACAGGACTAGACTTTGCTATAGAGCTTTCTAAACAAATTGAAGGAATAGAATGGATTAAATTACAAGCTAACCACAGAAGTGGGTTAGTTGGAAAAATATTGGATTATATATATGGAAAATAACTAAAACTAAATAATTATGATTAAAAAGATTTTATTGTTTTTACTAGAGATGAATAGTAAAACAATCGTTAGCAAAACAGGACAAAAAGCACTTTATAGTGGTTTGTACAGAAGTGGAGATGATATTATAGCTTTAACAAAAGGTGAAAAATTTCCTCCTTCTCTTTCTTCTAAATGGAAATTAATTACAAATATTTAAAACATTACAATGAACCAATTTTTTTACACAGCAAAGATTAACGATAAGGAGTATAGAGCTTCTTTAAACATTAACAAAGTAATTAGAACATTAGAAAACGATGAGGCAGGCCTTATTGTTATTCTAGATGATTTTAATGAGCGTGTTACACAACAACCAGACATTGATATTAAAACTAATAAAATGAAAGGATACAAAAGTGTACGTGAAACTGTACAATCAGAAATTGTATTGAATGAAGAAGACGCTACAAGATTTATTAACTTATTTGAACTAAAATAATGGGAACACTATTAGGAAACAGAATATTCTTAGAAATACCTAAGAAAGAAGAAAGCAAACTTATTGTAGATGAAAATACAAAAGAATCTTTAGAGAAAGAAATGATTAAAAAAATGTCTAGATTAGTTGTACACAGTGTTGGTGATACAATTCAGAACATTAAAAAAGGAGATGTTATTCTTGTAGATCCTGCTGCATTACAGAAAGCATTAATAATTCCTCTATCTGATGATGAACAAGTGTTGCTTGTTAGTCCTTTTGATGTAATTTATAAGTGGTAAAATGGAATATCCTTTCATATCTGCAAAATGCATTACTTATGGAAGAGTAGATACTCTGGAGGAGGCTATACAAAGTTTCCTCCTACAAGAGTATCCTGGTAAAAAAGAACTTATTATAGTTAATGATTACCCTTTACAGAAGTTAGTGTATGATCATCCAGAAATAAAAATCTTTAATATAGATGAAACATTCTCCACTATTGGGGAGAAAGAAAATTTTGCAATAGAACAATGCTCTGGAGAACTAATTGCTGTGTGGGATGATGATGATGTAGCTTTACAAAATCATATGTCTAACATAGCAAAGTTTTGGAAAGAAGATACTAATTTATTACACTGGCAAAATGGTGTATTTTACAATGAGCCTGCTATAACAAGTTTAATGTCTCTTGGTAATTCAGGTATTGTATATAGTAAGAAAGCTTGGGAACAGATTGGTAAGAGTCCAATAGAAAATGCTGGAGGAGATATGACATTAGTTGTAGCTATACATAATTTAGGAAGAGATAAAGTGGTGTTAGCTAATCCTCCTAATGAAGAATGTTCTTGGTTTTATATGTGGGGTGGTAGAGGATATCATCAATCAGGTATGGGAACAGACACTGCAGAAAGACCTAGTGTAATTAAACGTCATAGTGATTATATAGAAAATCTTAGAAGAAAAGGATTGATTCCTACAGGAGATGTTCAGTTAGTTCCTAATTGGAATAAAGACTATAAACAAATGCTAAAAGATTATATCAATGAAAAACATTCATAGTACAGCAGTAATTAGTAAAAATGTTACAATAGAGGAAGATGTTTACATAGGTCCTTATTGTATTATAGGTTTTCCTCCTGAATGGAAAGGTAAAGAAGATCAAAATAAAGGAGTGATTATAAGAAAAGGAACTACAATAACAGGAATGGTAACTATAGATGGTGGAGCAGAAAGAACTACTGAAATAGGATCAGACTGTTATATCATGAAACATGCTTATATAGCTCATGATTGTATTCTTGGAAACAATGTTACAATGAGTGCTGGTTCTAAACTAGCAGGATTTTGTACAATAGGAGATAAAGTGAATTTAGGAATGGGAGTAGCTATTCATCAGAAATCTATAATACCTGAAGGTGTAATGATTGGCATGAATGGTGTTGTTACTAAAAAAAGTAAATTAGAACCTTATCAAAAATATGCAGGAGTGCCTGTAAAAAACATAGGAAGTAATGAAAGAGCCAAGAATAACAATTAGTATTGCTTGTTTTGGAAGACCTGAAAGAACAAAGAGATCTATTCAGTGTATATTAGATCAAGATGTGGATGGGTGGGAAGCTTTTATAATGGGAGATGCATGTCCTGATTTTCAAAAACTAATAGACAGTGACTATCTACAATCTATAAAAGAAGAACAAGAAAAGAAAGGAAATATAATTCATTATTTTAATGCTGAAACAAATAGTGGAGGATGTGGATATAAACTTATCAATCATGCTATACAGAATGCTACAGGTAAATACTTTATATTCTATGCTAATGATGATGTTATTCTTAATAATCACTTTAGTAATTATTTAGAAATAGAAAAAACTGAGCTTGATTACATGTTCTTTAATTCTTGGATAGATCCTATAAGTAGTGCTAGAGACTCAAGACTTGCTCCTAGTGTAATAGGCCATAGTGAAATAATACTTAAGACAGAACTAGCAAAGAAATTACCAGAACACTCAGCAAATTATGGTCATGATTGGGAATTTATATATGCTATGTCACAACAAGGAAAAGGTGAAAAGTCAAAAAGCCAAATTCTTTCTTACAGAGTAATGCATGTACCAAGTCTTGGTACAAAAGATGGAATAAATTAATAAAAAAAGCCCCATCAAGAGGCTTTATTATTTTGATAATCTTTTTTGTTTCATTGGTTGCATAGGAGCTGTTCTTATAGCTTTATCATCCATGCTTTTCATTTTAGAAAATGGTTTATCCTTCTTAGGAATTCCCACTTTAGGAGCCATTCTAGGCTTCCCTGATTTCTTAGCTTTACCTGATGTCATATTATTTACACCCATTTTTGCACTTCTTAACAGTCATTCCTTTTTTAGCTATAACACCACGTCCTTTAAGAATGTCAGCTTTTGTAATCTTTCCATCTTTATTTAAATCAGGAAATGATTTACCATTTTTAGCCTTACTAACTTTACCACCTTTTTTCATCATTCCTCTTGTTTTTACAGTAGTCATATCTGTACTTTTTTTAGGCATATTGGATTTACTTATAGCAGATGACATACGTTTACTTATAGCAGCAGCTTGAGGGCCAACAGAGTTAATAGCTTCATTTTTTTTACTATCTTCCTCTTTTCCACCACCACCCATTAGACCACCTAATGCTTTGCTAGCCATTCCTCCTAGCATTTGTTTACCCATTCCCCCAAGCATACCTTTTCCCCCTCCTCCTCCTCCTGCTCCTCCTAATAAGCTTCCTAATAAAGCTTTTTTAACAGGTTTACCATTTTTAGCTTTAGAAATAGAATTACCCATTTTGCTTTTTGGTAAACCTGTCATTTTCTTTTTATATGCCATTTCTTTTTCACCAAAAGGGGGTCTTGTACCTTCCCCACCCATAGTTCCTTTTTTACCTGTCATAGGATCTACCATATTTTTATAATCATCGTTAGGATGACTTTCTTTTTTAGACACTTTTTTACCTTTTTGTGCCTTTGGAGTTTTTGTAACTACTGTTTTTTTAATTATTTTCATGATTATATATTTTAAATGATTAACAATTCCATTTTCTAAGACTCTTATTGATTCTACTGTTAGGATCATTTGCTGTCTTAGCACTAGTGAGTTTTTTCTTCATTCCTGACATTCTACTACAAAATGACTTACGTCTTCCTGCAGCTTTACTTCCAGGTTTTAATTTAGAAGGTTTAGTCGTTACAGCTGTTTTAAGTTTGCTTCCAGGATTAGCTTTTCTATAACTTGCCACTCCTTTAGCATTTAATCCTCCAGAAGGATTTTTTCCTTCTTTTCTTTGCCATGCTGGTGTTGCCATTATTTCTTAGTTTTAGCTTTAATTTTCTTCTCTTGTTTTAACATAGCAGCTGTAGGTTTCTTTCCAGATCCTTTATTCTTACGAATATTATTCCATAAAGAATTTTCAACACCAAGTTTATTTAACTTTTTTTTCATATTATTATATTTTTCCAAGTTTTTCCTCTATAAATATCTGCTATTGAATAATAGCTAAGTTGAAGTTTATCTGCTACCTGCTTAGGGAGAAGACCATTTGCTAATTGTTTTTTAATTTCAATTACTTGTTCTTCTGTAAGCTTAGCCATTCTGTGAGAAGCTCCACTCTTCCAGTTCTTTGATAAACTTTCTAGATGCTTACTTCTATAAGCATCATCTTTCCAATTTTCTTTTTGAGATATAGATTTTTTAAGTTTAGTTTCTTCTGTTCTTTTGATTCCAAGATTACTTCCAGCAATTTTAGCAACATTATAATGTGGTTTTAAATTAGTTATAAACCATTGTTCTAATTTTATAACATATTCTACTGGACATTTTGCTAATATTTCAAAACTAAAATTTTTTTCATCATATTTTTCAGCAGCTCTATTTAAAATAACACAAGACTTTATACCTTTTCTCATATGGTTCATATGTGTGTAGTATCTTTTGTACAAATTTGTAGAGCTACCTATGTAAAAATCTTTATTTAAAGTATTAGTTATTTTATAAACTATACCATGTTTACAATTTTTACATAAATATGTTTTTTTATCAATATAACTAATATTTAAAATCA